GGGGGTGTCTAGAGTTGCAGCGATGTAACTCTCTGAATCAAGGGCTCCTTTGCCCTTGGAAACCATAGCAGTGCAAGGTTACTTAATTGTAACCGAGTTTCTACTCATACGGAGGTGTGATATTCATGTCTACAGGCCTACGCACGCGTACGCGGACAACTGCCCATGCTTGGCATGGACAGACTCAGATCCCAACGGGGCGACTTACGCTCCATAACACCATAGGTCAAGATCCCGGTGTCTTTGACGACATCGACCTTGGAACATATGGCGTATATGAATTGGGGTCACCCTACTTTTCTAAGATAGAGACTTGCGAGGATCAACTCCACGCAGGACCTCCTTACTTAGAGGGTGGGCCGTTTACCTCTATAAAGATAGAGTCAGGCCTCCCTTCGGGGACCATTGGGCAGGGTAAGTTTCATTCTGGGACTCGAGAACTCTCCATTTGGGGAGTTGGTAGAGGTCCCTATACTTACACTGGGGGCTTTTGTAACCCCATCTTTCCACCTTACGCGGACGGCTTCACTATGACTAACCAAAGTCAAGTTGCCGCACAAATGAGGGGATTGGTACCTAATGCTGCAGACACTTGGGGTTCTGATGCTTGGTCTAAAACCAAGCCTCACCTAGAGAAAGCCGGTTTGGCCCTTGCTATCCGAGAGGCTCGAGACATCCCTAGGATGTTGTCGAAATCAGCACGAGTCTTCAGCGAAGGCTGGAAGCTCATAGCTGGCTCTAAGAAGCAAGGAGTGAAAATGCTACCCAAAAAGGTAGGAGATCACTTTCTCAACCATCAATTTGGATGGGTCCCGTTTGTTAGTGACGTCGAAAAGATGATCACTATTGCGTCCAATTCTCGCGAGATCATTGCAAAAATGACCGATGAGAATAATAGATGGATACGACGGAGACGAACCCTTGTAACAAATAGTACGTCCTTTCTAGCTCGCAAGGACCTCGGTTGGTTCATGGAACCGGCCGGGGATACCATTGGCGGGCTGATCGGCCCTGGAGACGCCTTCCGTGAATTGTGGGTACAACAAGAAGTTGTAGTCACGACCGCGGGAAGCTTCAGGTACTATCGTCCTGAGTTTGATTTGGGAGACTCGTCCTATTGGGACAAGTTGAACGTCATGAAGCGTCATTTGACAATTCATGGTGCTCGAATCAACCCTAGTTTTCTATACAATACCACACCGTGGACCTGGCTCATCGATTGGTTCTCCAATGCTGGTGATCATGTTGATATGATCACGGATTGGGGATCAGATGGGTTGGCTGCCAAGTATTTGTATCTCATGGCGCATACGAAGACCACAGTAAAATTTAAACAATTTTGCCCGTGGAAATCAGGCCCAGCTCGTTATGAATGTAGTCGATTAATCGACATCAAACAGCGAGTGAATGCGAATACGCCGTATGGTTTCAGCCTGTCGTGGGGTGATTTAACCGCACGACAATTAGCGATCTTAGGGGCGCTCGGTCTGTCTAGGAGAAGTTGACTAGCCGTCAATCGCTTCTCACAGATTCGAGTCCTTTGATCATATCTACCTGCATCCTTAGTCACGTCTGTGCACATGAGCAAGGCATGGACCGATGCGGGATTAACGCTCCTTAAACTCTTGGAGGCTAACCACGTAGTAAATACGGCGGTACTCCAAGGAAACTTGGAGGAAACCGTATGTTTACCGATCCACAATCAGTAACAGTTAATGGGAACGCAAAGTCGATGCCCAGAGTTGAAACAGATGGTAAAAAGTCTGTTTATCTGAGCGCTGATGGAAATTTCAAAATGACAATTTCTCATCAGGCCGTCGCCGGAGACCGATTTAGGTCAATGGTTAGGGTCGATCAGCGTGCGATTGTAGCCGATCCGCTGACTTCAGCGAATGACTACGAAACGCTATCCTTTTACTTCGTTGTCGATCGTCCCAATGTGGGATTCTCGGCTACTGAAGTTGGATACCTCGTTACCGGGCTAGAAACCTGGTTAGACAGCACGGCCGTGGGAAAGTTGTTCGGGCTCGAGTCGTAAGACTCTTGTCCAACATAGGAGATTTAAATCTCCTTTTAACTTCTCCACGACACAACGTGTGTTACAGGTTAGTGTTGATTTTATTTTCAACACGAATAGGTAGACCAAGCGTGGCTTGAAGCTCTGCTTCCATATAGGAGGTTAGCTTGAAAAGCAACGCAAGTAGCTATCTAGAGTTGATGGAAGTCGTCTATAGAGACGCTACCATCAAGTGTACCGCTGCAGTCTCTGATTTACGTGACCTTGATACTATAAGGTCACGGGTCGAAGATGAAGGTCTATCGTTTCTGACGATAACCCTTCCCCAATATTGCCGAGACTTTGAAAGGTCTCTAGCTTTAGGGCGTATTGACCCAACACTCTTCAGAAATTTCAAGAAGAGTGGAGCAATCCCTGCGTTTTTGCAAGGTATGCTCGGTCAGATCTTCGATCATGAGACAGGAAGGATATTCGATGAAGAACACCCTCCTACTACTGAGCGTCAAAGCTCAGCATATCGAGTGGTTTCAAGCGATATTTCTACTGTTGTTGAGTCTGTACGGCAGATTTGCCGAACATTCTCGAAACTGGAGATCGACTGTACCCCTGAAAGGGTGGCAGCCGCGCTTGAAAGCTTTGTTGAAATTGAGCAAGCCTTCGAACGGTTTTCAATCCCAGATCAGGAACAAGCCAAGTTTTTGGCTGTTTCTGATGTGCTCTGGCATAATTTGGTTGGCTCTTGTGAGCTTGCCGAATGTACCTCTAAGCACGGTCCGGGAGCTACTGCAGAACGTATTTCTGGAAATCAAAAGTACGTTTGGCGTAGGTGGCACGATAGGCTCGAGCCTTATTTCCATCTGGTCGGTGATGGTTATCCTGAGGGATTACCAGCCGAAGCGGATGTGCTCGAAATGTGCACTGTCATACCACAGGACAAGGAACAGCCCGTTAGGGTCGTTCCGGTCCCGAAAACGTTGAAGGCGCCCCGAATAATCGCAATAGAGCCTTGCTGTCAACAATTTGTGCAGCAAGGGATTCGCGACTTACTCTATGGTAAGATCGAGTCCTATTGGTTAACAGCGGGTCACATTAATTTTCGTGACCAGTCAGTTAATCAGAAGCTCGCGGTTAGTTCGTCCAGAACAGGTCAATTAGCAACGATTGATCTTTCCGATGCTAGTGATAGAGTTCCTTTAGAACTGGCATTGGCGATGTTTCGGTCAAATCCTGATTTTCGGGAAGCAATCGAAGCATGTAGGTCGAACAGCGCAGAACTCCCGGATGGGCGTATTTTAACGCCCCTTCGGAAATTTGCGTCAATGGGTTCAGCTCTCTGTTTTCCAGTTGAGGCCATGTATTTCTACACTATATGTGTAGTGGCGCTTCTGGAAGTTCAGAACCTTCCTGTGAGTCCACGGAACGCATATCGCGTTTCGCGTGATCTCTACGTCTATGGGGATGACATTATTGTCCCCTCTACGTATGCGGTAGCGGTTCTCGAGCACCTGCGAAAATACAATTGCAAGGTGAACAGTACCAAGACTTTCTATACTGGAAAGTTTAGAGAGTCATGTGGTACAGACGTATATGACGGGTACGAGGTTACACCTACGTATCTGAGACAGTTACGTCCTGAGAACCGGCAGCAAGCTGAACGGTTAATTTCATGGGCCGCGACAGCTAACTCTTTTTATATGAAGGGTTACTGGCGTACCGCCACGTTCATGTTTCAACAACTTGAACGTCTACTTGGGAATATTCCCTATGTGGCGTGGAACAGCCCGGCTTTAGGCCGTAAGTCCTTTCTGGGATATCGAACCGCCGAAAGGTGGAACGAGAATCTCCAACGCCCTGAAGTAAGGGCTTGGACTCCGGAGCCAGTCTATCGAAAAGATAGGCTGGGGGGTTACGGTGCGCTGTCAAAGTGTCTGGCTAGTTCGGTCGTTCCAAAAGAGCGACCTGACCAAGCAGATGCTCGACAAGGGTGGACGTATATCGCGTTGGATGAGTTCTTAAGTGAAACTTATCCGGCGATCGATGTGCACCATCTTGAGCGCTCTGCACGGCACGGTGCCGTTACACTTAAACACCGTTGGGTCCCCTCGCTATTCTGAGGGGTTGGTGGTTTTATACCACCTGGGGCTTTCTGGCGGCAACCAACAAGGGTTGGCAGTGCAGGCGAAAGCCCCTGCC